ATAATTAACGCAAACCATCAGAAGTCTGTTGTTGTTTTTGTGTTTTCAGTCACTCTTTGGCTTCCTCTAAAAAGATAAAAACAGCGCGGCGGTTTAGACCGCGCTGCGCGGGTTGTCCTAGAATGGGATCGAGTCGTCCATATCGGCATCAACGGGTGCTGATTCATTCAAAGGCTTCGGCTTCACGCTGTCCGTCTCCTTATCCTTATCTACAACGTAATCAGCAATCACGTTCTTATCAGGATAATCGCCCGTCTTGTCCTTTTGGATTTTGACTTTGCACTTACCAGTTTTGCCGACAAAGTTATCGCCATGCAACGTGCCGGTATCATAGGCGACCTGCAAGCCGCAAGCGTCCGTCGCGTGTTTCAGCTTGTAGGCGATTTTCTCCATGAGATAGTCAGTGATAAGCGTGAAATTACCATCAGGCTTGTAAACGCGCACAAGCAATTCGATCATCTCGTTGCCGCCAGAGCCATCAGGCTTTATCTTGCTGACCTTATCCAAGCCCTGCGAAATCTCGAAATCATAGACGCCTTCCGGCAGCAGCTTTTCTTCCGAAATCTCTTTGTCTGTTTTTGGTTGGAACTTCATAGTTTACTCTCCCTTTTCTGTGTTGAAATATGTTTTCTTGACGTGTTCGATTGCCTTGACGATTCGATCCGATGCCATCTCCGACCAGTCATCGACTTGTGCGGCTTTAAGCCATTTTTCTTCCTGACCATCTGGCAACTTGATTTTCGACAGCAGCGATTTAATCTCCGCTACCTGTGCATCAGTTGCGATGACAATGCTCTCCGACTTCTTCTCAATAACGCTCTTGCCGTACTTATCGGCAAACGATGGATAAGACCATTCAAAAACGGACGTATCTGGGAAGCCCTCAAGGCGTGATTTAACGACCTTAGCGTTACGCGATGCGCCTGTCTTTACGATGTTCAGCACAAGGTCAAGCTCATACGCCAGCTTATCCCAGCAGTCAAACGTCATGCCGATCTCGACACGCTCTCCCTTGCCGTTCAAACCCCATTCGGACTTTTCATGGCTAATCAGGATCACATTCATATCAATGCGTGACAGCCAATTAACAAGGCGGCGCATATTGGCAACGGCTGGCTTCTTATCCGCACCGTATGCGTTTTTATCGCCCAAACGCTCTGCTTCCATAGCTACTGCCGTATTGAACAGTTTAGAAACGCTGTCAATCACAACCGTTTTGAAATCATGTTTCTCCGTACCCAAGGCCTGCACCTGCTCGATGACCGTATCAAAGTCTAATGCGCCTTGATCCATGCCCATATATGCACCGCCGGACTTTTGCAGCTTGTCGGTATAGTGGGCCATATTCGCGCCACCTTCGCAGTCAATAAAATAGCAGTTCGGGAAGTCAAGGCTTGTGTAGGTTTTACCTACGCCCGGTTTGCCGAATATCAGGATTTTGGGTTTTTTTGGTTCTGCGGTTTTAGGCGGCACAGCCTTTAGTTTACTTTTAGTCATGTCGATCTCCTAGTGTTGCCCGATTATATGGCCGAATCAGGCTTGCGGCTTTGTCTCTCATATATCCTTTTATTGTATTACAAAACAATGTCAACAAAATAATGGTTAATCTTTACGCCAGCCGCGAAGTCTCTTATTGCCTGACAATTTCCGCGACTCCGACCATCCCAAAGATGTCATAACCTTTTGGATGCGCTTCAGCATATATTCGTCCTTGCGGTTTTTCTCGATGCCCAACGCCTCGAAAACGTGCTGGTTCGATATAAAGCGGTCAACATCGTCATAATGGGAAACGAGGTCTTGAATATCCTCAAGCCATGCGTCCTCTTGCATACGGCTATTCTGCGCGACTTGCGCCATTGCATACTCGGAATCACTAAGCCAAATCTGTTCGCCGTTTTTATACAGGTGTATGGCTTCCGCCCATAATTGGTCTTTCCAACCATCAAGTAGTTCGTGATTGATCTTGGTGCAGTACACTGGCCAATAGCGGCGGTTGCCCGTCACATCTCGGAAGTAACCTCCTGTCGGGTTGGTTGTCCCTGCAAACACGCATTGGCGCGGTATGTCCTGAACGGTGCGGCCATAGGGAGGACGATACATATCGACTTGACGCGAGATGAATGCTTTAAGGTCATTCGTCTCCGCATTGCGCCACGCCGCCAATTCCGCAAACTCGATAATGAGCTTGCCCTGCATCGTCATCATTGTATCTTTATTGTGAATATCCTTGACGTTATCTGCGAAATATGAAACGCCGTTGAATGTGCAAAGCGTCAGCAATGATTTTGATTTACCGATATTCTGAGGCCCCTCGATAATCAGCATCGTGTCGAACTTGCAGCCCGGCTCATAGATGCGGTTGACCGCACCGACCAGCCACTTGCGGAATATAACGGCCAGATAATCCGAATCTTCCTCGCAGTTATAAACCTGTGTCAGCACTTCATCTAGGCGTGACACGCCATCCCATTTGAGCGTATCGAAATAAGCTCTGGCCGGGTGGAAGCAATTATCATGCGCCCTCGCCACCACCATATCCCATGCCGTATCCTTGGCAGGCTTTAGCCCCTGATATTCGCACCAGACGATAAAATGCGTCATATCGTTTTCGTTTAAGGGATGCGGCCTGAAAGATGCCGACTTGGCCCAAGGTGGACATTGCTTGACAATCACCTTCAAGGCGAACTCGTCATAAGCGAATACTTCCTTTATGTCGGGGTGGTTGGTCAGGAATACTTCAAGATTGATCTTGCTACCGGCAATAGGATAGCCGTCCTTATTGGTGATAAGCTCATGCCGCCATTCTGTTTCTGCGGGTGCGCTGGGGGCGGCAACCGTCACATCTGTGGCCAGACCCAGTGCCTTACGAACAGCTCCCGCCCCTTCCTCACAAAACAGGTCGTTAAAATCGCGTGAACGGACGGGCTGTTCAGTCTCCAAATCGGGAGGGGCGCATACCCGTCCGTTCACGGCTTCGGCTGCTGCTTGCGCCCTTAGCAGGCCGATATTCTGATATTTTCCATTTATGACCGTCGCGGCATCATTATCCGCGCATATCGTCACATTATAACGCTTTGCCAGCTTTTGTGCCACAGGCAATAAGTTGCCAGCGTCAAAGGCGCATATGACCGTCCAGCCCGTTGCCTCGTGGATTGACGCGCCTGTTGAATAGCCCTCGCATATATACAGATCCCCGTCGCGTTCCGGCATCTCGCCAATCCGAAACCAATACCCCGCCTTTTCGGCATTACGATTGAACCGTTTATCCCCATTGGCCGCAATCATCTGAACGGCCACAATATCGTCTTTGTCGTTCAGCACAGGGACAACCAGGATGCCGCCCATCATGACCCGCACCCCATGCCGCTTGATGCCCTTACGAGCCTCATATTCGGTCGCTGGTGCGCCCGTGGATGCCTTGGCCCATATCTCCACAGCTTTAGCCTTAGCCTCTATGGCCTCCTGTACGCGGATAGCGTGCGCTTTAGCGCGGGCTTCATCCATCTGCGCCTTGAGGCGGTCACGCTCGTCGGGCGATAACCTACGTTTGGAACGGCTTGAGAATGGTACGATAACGCCGGAGCGCCAGTCCCGCGCCCAGCCATAGGCGAAATCCGCGTTGAGGATGTTGAGGCAATAGACCGATGACTTCTCTTTGCGGCCATTGGGCGCGAATCGGTGCATCTTGTCGTCGGCCACGATATGTGTGCCGGGGCTGGGGTCGAACCCATTCTGCTTTAAAAAGTCGAGAAACTCGCTGATAAAATCCATTTTTTACTCCCGATTTAGACTGAACATCCGAACCATGCGACCTATTTTCGGGTTTTGCAAGCCGTTTTTTTTTAATGCAAAGCACATTTGAAAGTGACACCAACCACCCAATGTCACTCTAAAATATATGTTTATGAAAACCGATGCAATTTTCTTTTTCTTGCTTTATTTGCTGTAATGTACCATTTATATACGTAATAAGCCACTTTATTAACTAGTTGTTGGCCACCTACGTCCACAAGAACGAGCCAATATCATAGGGTTACCCCCTACTGGCCATTATATACTCTCTAACTTTAGGAGAGTATATATATATTAGGGAGGGGGTACTGTATGCGGCCATTCCTGAATGTTGAACCCCTTGGCCACATCAAAAGTCATTTAAGTATTTGATTATAAACCGTATGAGTGGACGCGGGTGGCCACAGACCCTATTTAAGTCATTGATATTTGATTTTGTGTGGACATTTGTGCATCGCACAACAAGTTTGTTGTTTACATTGCGGAACTATCTTATACCATTGCGGATGAAAGCGAGGTATTTGTAATGGACAATAAAATCATATACACCTCACAGAATACCTTGGTGGATGCTATATTGGGAAATCCACCGCCGTCCCATAAGAGATACGAGCAGTTACCCAATGGAGATACGATAATTATTGATATAGAGCCTAGATTTGAAGTTATAAACGGAGATCTTTGCGTGGTGTTTGATTGTTCCGATACGGAGAAGAAGGCAAAATGAGCGACGAAAATCTGCCCTATGCGGTCAGAAAGTTATATCTCAACGTCATTATACGCGCATTTGCCGATGCCACCTACAAAATGCGGTTCCCTGAAAACCAGACCGCAACCCCAGACAAGAAATACGAAACCAACTGCGCCGGGCCGACATACGCAGAACAACGCTATGCCAGGATGTGGCTCATGCACGAAACAGACAACTTCATCCTCGTCCATGACCTTGCAGGACTTCCACATCGCAAAACCATACGCATCGCCAGGCAACTCAAAAAGGACGGATGGCCTAATATCATGCCGAAACTGAAACGCGAGATAACCAAATACAATAGACTCATGAACTCAATGAACGAATGGCAGTTCAAGACAAATCCCTAAACCACTAGACAAATCTACTTAAATGCTTTATATTAATCGGGAGTTGAATATTTATGTTTAAACCAAGAGGAAAACGGGTTTTGATCGAAGTCGAAAAGCAGAAAGAGGTTATCTCTGGGCTTATCCGACTAGACAAAGCAGGATATACTTACGGTACGGTTATGGCGGTCGGAGCCAAGTGTAACGAACTAAAGGTAGGCGATAAGGTCGTTTTCCAAAAAGATAAAGGCACAGACATGGATATTGGCCTATGTATCAAAGAACGCGACATCCTCGGAGTTCACAATGCAGCCGATTAATGGACAGGTGTTTATTAAACCGCTAGACAAGGCAGACCGCATCGGTTCGATCCTGCTGCCCGAAGTTGCTGACATGACGATACGCGGTGAGGTTGTCGGTGTTGCAAGCGATGTCGAGGATCTGGCCGTAGGCGATACCGTAGCCGTCCGCAACTGGATAGGCGAGAAGGTCAAGCTCGAAGGCGTGGATTATTTACTTGTTGAAGAAAAGGAAATCTTAGGATCATGGGAGACAAAATGAAACGATTATTGAAGTTCCTGCGCGGCCTGTTCAAGTGCCGATGCAAGGCTAAGTGCGGTAAGAAGCGTTGTAAATAAAGGATTTTACGTGTCTATAAAATGGCCAGCACTTAACCCATTGTTAAAGAACACAAAAGAGCTTGTTCCGTATGCGCGGAATAGCCGCACACATTCCGATGAACAGGTGGCACAAATTGCTGCATCCATAAAGGAATGGGGATTCACAAATCCGATCCTGATTGACGCTGATGGCGGGATTATAGCAGGGCATGGCCGCCTGCTTGCCGCGCAAAAGCTCGGCCTTAAAGACGTTCCTTGCATCGTGGCAAACGACTGGACGGACGCACAGAAGAAAGCCTACGTTATTGCCGATAACAAGCTGTCTCTTAACGCTGGCTGGGATAACGCCATGCTTGCCGTTGAGTTTGGCGAGTTGGCAGACCTTGGCTTTGACATTGGCCTGACGGGCTTCACGCTTGACGAGATCAATCTGCTATCCCCGCAGGTTATCGAGGGCTTGACCGACGAGGATGCTGTTCCTGATGCACCAGAGATACCCAAGACGGTGCTAGGCGATGTTTGGCTATTGGGCGACCATCGCTTGATGTGCGGGGATTCTACGAGCATCGATGCGGTTGAGAAGCTGATGGATGGAATGAAAGCCGATATGGTGTTTACTGACCCGCCTTACGGTGTTTCTTACACAGGCGGCTTACAGAATGGAAAAGATGGTCTTTCTGGCAAGTCGAGAGAGATGATTAAGAATGACGATGTGGATTTATACGAAGACGCTGTTAAAATGGCCTCTATTTTCTGCACTGGTGCTGTCTTTATGTTTTATGCGGATACTGTACCGTTTGGCCTTTATAGAGGTATTGAACAGGTAGGCGGTGAGGTGGTGGCTTTAATTATATGGAAGAAGAAGGGTGGATACGGCGCATTAGGAGCGTCTTACAAACCAAACCATGAGCCTTGCGTCATTTGGAAAAAGAAGAAAGATAAGCTTAACTTTATAGGCCAGTCCACAGAGAATAGGATATGGGAAGAAGATAAAGATGGCGTTAATAAGCTGCACCCAACGCAAAAGCCTGTGTCTATTCCTAAACGAGCCATAGGCAACCATAAGGCCGATATAGTGCTTGATATGTTTGGAGGTTCTGGTTCTTCTCTAATTGCTTGTGAGGTATTGGGTAGAAAGTCACGCATGATGGAGTTAGACCCAAAGTACTGCGACGTTATCATAAAACGCTGGCAGGAGTTCACGGGCAAGAAAGCAACCCACGCCGATACAGGTGACACCTATGACTGATGAGATTGTGGTAAAAGGCCCAGGCCGCCCGCCCCATGCCCCAACCGATGCCACGCGCAAGACGGTCAAGGCGATGGTATCCTACGGCATACCGCAAGAGGACATCGGCAAGGTCATAGGCATATCCCATGACACCCTAAACGTCCATTATCGCCATGAGATCGACACGGCAACGGCAGAGGCAAACGCTATGGTGGCGCAGCGTCTATATCAAAAGTGCATGAACGACGACACGGCAAGCATCCTGTTCTGGCTGAAGACCAGAGCGCGATGGGCGGAGACGCAAAAGATTGAACACACGGGCGATGGTGGCAAGCCCATCCAAAACGTCTTAACCGTAAGGCACGTTGATGGAAATACTGATCCCGAAAGCGTTTAAGTTCTTAGACGAACCGAAGCGTTATAAGGCTGTTTACGGTGGTCGTGGGTCGGGCAAGAGCCACTCGATATGCCGTAAGCTATTGATTAGGGGCGTGGAAAAGCCTATCCGCGTTATATGCGCCCGTGAGATACAGAAGAGCATTAAGGATTCCGTCCATCAGCTTCTTGCCGATATTATACGCGGCAACCCCGCTCTTAATGCGTTCTATGAAATACAAGAGACAATCATCAAGGGTGCGAACGGGACGGACTTCAAGTTCCGAGGCTTAAAGCATAACACCTCCGACCTCAAATCCCTTGAGGGTGCTGATATATGCTGGATTGAGGAAGCCGAGAACGTATCAGACAAATCGTATGAAATCCTTATCCCGACTATTCGTAAAGACGGGTCAGAGATATGGGCATCTTTCAACGTGCGGAACATAACCGACCCCACATACAGGCGCTTTATCACCGAGGCCGGTGACGATACGGTTTCCGTCAAGGTATCGTGGCGCGATAACCCCTATTTCCCGACCGTCCTGCGTAAAGAGATGGAAAAGCTCAAAGTCACCGACGAGGCTGCATATCTGCACGTCTGGGAGGGTGAGCCTGACACACGCCGATCGGGGGCCGTGTATGCCAAGCAGCTTGCCAAGGCCCGTGAAGAAGGCCGTATCACCAAAGTCCCGTATGACCCTGCCTGTGAAGTGTTCACCGCATGGGATCTTGGTTTCGGAGATAGTACCTCGATATGGTGGCTGCAATTCGTTGGCCGTGAGTTACGCTGGATCGACTACTACGAAAACAATGGCGAACAGCTTGACCATTACGCCAAGATTATAAAGTCAAAACCATATAACTATATGAAGATTGGTCACTTCCTGCCGCATGACGGTGGGCATGGCAATATCAGGGGCGATTCGGTCAGCAAGCAGTTATTCGCTCTTGGCGTTCCAAACCAAGTACTGACTATCGAATCAGACATCAATCCCGGCATCGAACTGCTGAGACAAACCATAGCCTATTCGGTATTTGACGATCAAAAATGCCGTGATGGCCTTCACGCTCTAACTCAATACGCCTATGAGTGGGACGAGGATAAGGGTGTGTTCAAGGGCAAGCCAAAGCACGACTGGACATCACACGCCAGTTCGGCAGCGCGTTACGCCTGTATCGCTGCGGGTAAGATAAAGAACTTGATAGCCGTTGCACCACCCCCACAAGCACACTCCAACCCCTTCCGCTCAACCAAATCATGGATGGGTTGACAACTTAATGAAAAAATGGAATAATAGCGCGACTGCCACTTTTGCCTTCGGGATCCTGGGCGTCATAGTAATCATTTCAAACTATGGTGTCTCATGGATATAGTCGCTCTTGCGCGTGAATTATTTGAAATCGACCAGAACCACTGGAATGATATTTACGAAAAAGCAAGAGACGACCTCAAGTTCATATCCGATGAAGATGATGCCCAATGGGATTCCAAGGACATTAACGAACGCAAACGCACAGGCCGTCCGTCATTGACGGTTGACCAGCTATCCCAGTTTATCCACCAGGTCGTAAACGACATTCGCATGAATACCCCATCAATCGGCATTATCCCTGCCGATGGTGAGGCCACACAAGAAACCGCCGAGATGATTAAGGGCCTGGTACGCAACATCGAGTATGTCTCCGTTGCCGATGATGCCTATGACACGGCTTCAATGAATTCAGTTAAGGCCCGTATCGGGTTTATCCGCGTTGACCATGATTATGTCGATGAGGAAAGTTTCGACCAGCAGTTATTGATTAACCGCGTCATTAACCCGTTAGCGGTTTATCTCGACAGCAAGTCCATCGAACTTGACGGACGCGATGCCAGACATTGCTTTGTGCTGGACAAGATCTCCAAGAAAGAATTTGCCCGTAAGTATCCCGACTTTATTGCTGCCGACTTCCAAAGCACCGACCAGATCGAGACGGATAAGGACGAACTGACCATTGCCGAGTTTTTCTATATCGAGGAAACGGATCGCATGGTTGGTATGTCCGAGGACGGCACCCAAGAGGAAATGGTTGACGGCAAGGCTTATCGCACCACACGCAAGATGAAGAAGCGCGTCGTTAAGCGTTACAAGTTAAGCGGCATGGACGTGTTAGAAGAAACCACATTCCCTGGTAAGTATGTCCCATTGATTCCCGTGTACGGCGAGGAAATGTGGCAGAACGGCAAGCGCAACCTGTATTCGCTTATCTCGCGTTCCAAGGATGCCCAGCGTCTATACAACGTCATGAAGTCCAACGAGATTGAAGTATTGCTGCAACAGCCTAAAGCCCCTTGGATGATGGCCGAAGGTCAGGCCGTAAACCGCGAGGCGTGGCTAGACCCAGGCAATTCAGATGTACTTGAATACAAGACCACCGACTTGATGGGCAATCCTGTCAACGCGCCACAACGTATCAATCCACCAACCATCTCGACGGGCTTCTATCAAGCGGGGTTGGGTGCTGTTGACGACATTAAAGCAACGCTGGGGATGTATAACGCATCCATCGGTCAGCGTTCTAACGAGACATCCGGCAAGGCGATTAACGCCCGTAAGGTCGAGGGCGAGGTTGCTACATATCACTTCGGCGACAACCTGAATAAATCCATCTGCCACGTTGGCCGTGTGTTGGTTTGCGCTATCCCTGAAATCTATGACACGCAAAGAGCGTTGCGGATTATCGGCGAGGAAGAAGAAGTCAAAGAAGTTGGCGTTAACGGCATGATGGTCGAAGGTCAGAAAGAAGCATACGACCTGACTAAAGGCAAGTATGACGTCAAGGTTATTACCGGCGCTTCATTCACGACCAAGAGACAAGAATCGGTTGAGTTCTTCTCCAACATCGTAACCCAACAGCCCGAACTGATGAAGGTCATGGGTGATCTGCTGTTCAAGTATTCCGACTTTGCAGGCGCAGAGGCTATGGCTTCCCGTATGAAGAAGGTGGTCGATCCTAAATTCCTTGAAGAAGAAGATAGACAGAAACTTGCGGAAGAAGGCGTTGACCCCGTAAAGCAGCAAATGGAGCAGCTTATCCAGCAGGGGATGCAAGAGATGCAGGGGATGCAGGCCGAGAACGAACAACTGAAATCCCAACTACAAAACAAAACGCTGGAAACGCAAGTCAAAGCGCAGGAATCGCAATCGAAGGCCGAGCTGGAAGTTGCCAAGCTACAACTCGAAGCGCAGAAAATGCAGCTTGAACAAGAGAAAATCGCCAACGACCGCATGAAGATCCAGATCGATGCCGAGAAAGCACAGACGGATAAGTTCAAGGCACAGGCCGACATCGAATTACGCATGGCCGAGATGGCTCAAATGCAGGAGATGCCCGCACAGGCCCCACAACCGCAAATGCCGAGCGAGATCAAGCTGAACACCGAGGGCTTCCAATTCTCCAAGACCCCAGAGCAGTTGGCGTTAGAACAGCAGCAGGGTTCCGAACAAGCCATGCTGATGCAACAGCAAATGACGATGGATGCAGAGGCCGAGCGTCAAGAGATGGAAATGCGTGCAATGCAGACGCAAGCTATTGTGGAATCTCTGGCCGGTATCAGTCAACAGCTTGCCGCGCTGAACAAGCCTAAATCGGTTATCTACTCCAATGACGGGCGCTTAATGGGTGTCGAATAATGGCTGACCAGAAGGTAACCGACCTAGCCGCAGCCTCTACGCCCCTTACGGGGACGGAAGTCGTTTATCTGGTGCAAGGTGGCTTGGATACGCAAGCCACAGCGCAGGATATTGCTGATTTAGGCGGCGGCGGATCATCGTCTGGTGCTGCGGGAGAAATCCAGCTTTCCGATGGCGCTGGTGGGTTCAATAGCGATAGTACGCTTAACTTCGACGTTGGAACCTCAACGCTTCAAGCCAATACCATTGCTGGCAAGTTCGGGTCATTCGACGCCACTCTGACATTGGGCGGTTCTTCGGTCATTGTTGTTGGCGGTAATGTCAGCGACCTTGCAAACGATGCTGGCTATCTGACGGCTGCTGTCACCGATGTCACTGGCACGACAAACCGCATTACCTCATCGGGCGGCGCAACCCCTGCTATTGACATTTCTGCAAGCTATGTCGGTCAGGGCAGTATTACTACGGTAGGTACGCTTTCAAGCGGTAACGCCACAGCTATTGTTGACGCTGCTAGTGCTTCGGCTGCCGGTAAGGTAGAGCTTGCGATTGCTTCGGAGATTGACACAGGTACAGACAGCACACGCGCTATGCCTGTTGACCAGTTTGTCGCATCGAAGCGCAATGTGCGCCACCTTCTTTACCGTGTCTTGGCAGATACGGCCAACGCCACGGATAGTGTCAACCCATACGGCGGTGCTGTTCCTTTGCCTATCGCTGGTACGATTATAGCGGTTGCAGCAAATAACGACACGGCTGGCGTGACGGGTACGGCGACATACGATATTCACCTGAACGGCACGACTATCATGGCCTCGACCAAAATCTCCATTGAGACTGGCGAAACTGATTCACGGGATGCCACAACGCAGCCAACAATCACGACAAGCACAGTGGCCGTTAAAGACCTGTTGACGTTCTATGTTGATGCCGATCAAACGACTATTGCCAAGGGGCTGACCTTCACTGTTTCTATTCGGGAGGCGTAATGAACAAATCCCCACCAAACGGCTGGCAACCTTCGGATTGTGGGTGCTTATTTGTTGTTCAAGTAAACCTCGACACAGCAGCTACGGAATTTTGCTCTTGTAGAAAACGATGTGAGTTTCATTCGCACAGCAGTCTGACTGATAAAGAATTATTTACGGCACTATTCATGGGTCTGACAGATGATGACCTAAAAGGCGGCGGTGATGGGCTATAAAATACCTATATTCGCCTCTGTAACGCCATCGACGAGTAACGACACTTGGCTTCCTGTTATGAACACGGAAGCTGCTGTAAACATGAACTATGAAGTTCTGGTCAATACGCCATTCTTTGAAAGCGGGACGCTAGATGCAATGGCCGTTTCGGTTTTTGTCAACTCTGCGGCTGGTGTTACAAACGTCTATTTCCGAAAAAACGGCGTAAATGGAAACATGACCGTCGCCATCGGTGCGGCGGCGACTGGTCGCTTCTATGATTTAAGTAATACGGATACTGTAGCTAATGGGGATTTATGCTCATGGCGACTTGATCGTGGCGGTGCAGTTCAATTCGGATTTGTCGGTGCGTATTATGAGACTGATAGTGGTGTCATCGTCAACAAAGTCGGGGTTATGGGTTCTGCCAACTCGGCAACCAGTACAAACGCCCTCGCTTTTATTGGTAACGTATCGGACGTTATAACGGACGGTGCAGCCGCACAATGCCCGACGATTGACGTAGCTTGCGAAGCTAAGGCTATATGGATTTATAATTCAGCTAGTAGAACAAATATTGTCACATTTTCTGATAGGATTAATGCTGGCGCGGGCGGATTGTCCGTTACGGTTCCTGCTAATACGACTGGATTAAGAACAAATACAGGCACAACTTCCATTGCTGTGGGCGACAATTATAATCTTTTACGGGTAAACGCCACTGGTGCAAATACGTTTACCATGACAATGGGTGGAGTCGATTTACATTACCCAGCAAACGAGTGTCAGTTTTTTACAGCAAATATGGGCGGGGTTTCGTTTAATGCGACAACGGCACGATACGCCATTCCTGCTGGTTCATATTCTTCTGGTGGTTCTCTTACCGTCAGCAGTATAAAGCTCTATGGATCTGGCAAGGTCAAAAACCTTCGAGTATATATACCCACCAACGCGGGAACGGTGGCACAGCTATGGCACGCTATTATCAATGGCGGCGTTTCAAGCCTAACTACGACAAGCGGTATTGCTGCAACTGGTCTATTCAGTGATACGACCAACCAACCTACATTTGCTAACAATCAAGATTTCTCGTTGAGGTATTTGAAGTCATCGGGTTCAGGTGCAACAACCCTGCGCTGGGCGGCTATGACGATTGAGTTTGACATCGCGGACACCTTCATCCCGCAAGCGATATGGTTTTAGATGTCCTGTAACATTCTCCTACAAACCGGCTTCAAGATCGAGAAACAGGACGGCAACGGATTTTTGTTGCTGCATAATTGCGTCGTTGACGAGTTTCAGCCTTTAGGCAACAAAAAAGACTACCACGTTGGCAAGTACCATAAGCATAAATATGACGATTTAGAGCAGTATTTAGGTACTGAAATCATTGCCGTTGAGACATCGGTTATCGACCTTAAACAGCGTGAACAGGAAGCCCGCCTAAGACAGTTAGAGCTAACCAGGCTGGCCGATGCCCGTTCCAGACGAGAGCTTGCCCGTGTTGAAGCCGAGATGGCATTCTTCCGAAACGAGATTTTATTAAACCAAAGACGGTTATTAGACCTTCAAAACCAGCTTGCCTTGTTGGTTTTAAGCATGGCCTATCCATTCCTGAACTTAGGAGGTTTGAAAGTCATGTAATCCACCCCCCTGCTAATAATGGCGCGGGGTCTTGTTACCACTTGTCAACATCTTAAGGAGATGATACAATGCCAGATGAAGTAGTAGATTCTATTCTCGCAACCGTCGCAGCCGAACAGGAAACTGAGGCCGCAGACAACACGCCGGAACTAGCAGTCCAACCCGAAGCCGCTACGGAACAAAAGCAGCCCGAAACCACAGAGCCACAAGATGCGGAAACGCAAGAGGCCGAGGTAAAGGACACTGTAGAGTTCCCTAAGAAGGCACTTAATGCGATTTCCCGTCGCGATAAACAAATAGGGAAACTCCGCGCCCAAAACGAAGTATTTCAAGCCCAATTAGCCGAACTTCAAGCGTCGGTTCAGAAAGTCCAGCCCGCACAACGGGCCGTTGTCGATCCGAATCAGCCGCAAGAAGAACAATTCGATAATTATGGCGAATATCTGAAAGCTTCGATTAAGTACGAGTTAGCTAAGGACAAGTCCGAGGCACAACCGCAGCAAAATCAACCAACTCCTGAACAGATCAAGCATTATCAACAAACCGTTGAGCGTGTCAAAGCGATTGAAGCGCAAGAGTTGGAGTTCATGAAAACAGCCCCAGACTATAAAGAAGTCGAGGCAGAGTATCAGGACTTAATTGACCAAGCCCCAGCCGATTTAGTTAATCTTTTCCTAGAAGTCGAGAACCCGCCGCAAGCGTTTTACACTCTGGCAAAACAAGGGAAATTAGAGGCGTTACTGGATATGCCCCTGCATAAGGCGGCTATTGAGATCGGCAAGGCAATGGCTGTCGGAGTACCTCAAACCAAACGAGTAAGCTCTGCCCCGCGACCTATTCAAGCGAATACCGGAACTGGGACAGGTTCTAAATCAATCGACCAGATGACTTATGAGGAAATCCTAGCATCTGGCTAACAAAAGGAAAAATAAATGCCTAACGTAACAATCACCAACGCCAATGCCCCTGGTATTGTCGCCAAACTATCAGCTGGTCAGCTTGCTGATAACGCCATGTTCTGCAAAACCGTTTCCAAAGAAGATGCCAGCGTATTCGGCAAGGACTTTGAAAACGCACAGCCTGGTCAAACCATCTACGTCAAAAAGCCTTCGCGCTACACCGTAGGCTCAAGCCTTGACCTGACTTCTGCGATTCAAGACAACGTAGAAGAAAAAGTTGCTCTGACTTTGGATAAAGTATGCTCCATCGGCGTCAAAATGTCGTCTTTGGAAATCGCGTATGATAAAGGTATCAAGAAGTGGAATAACGACTTCCTGAAACCAGCTATGAACGCGATGTCTGCTGAAATGGACAAATGGGCGCTGAACAAGGCGGTAAGTGCGACGTTTAACAGCGTTGGTACTGCCGGTACGACTCCTGCTGCCGTTCTGACATATCTGCAAGCTAACCAAAAGCTGACGGAGAACCTGGCCCCAGAAGATAATGATCGTTTCTGCTTCCTGAACCCAGACGCTAACACGGCCACTTCGGATGCTCGTAAGGGTCTGTTCCAGAATGACGCTGAAATCGCCAAAATCTACAAAATGGGCTATGTCGGCCAGGGTCAAGGCATGACATACGTTCAAAGCAACCTGTTGCCAACCGTTACTAATGGTAACGACGTGACTGGTGTTGCTGTTGAAGCCTCGGTTGTAAGCCCTGCAACGGGTGCTACGACTTTGGGCGTTGACGGCCTTACCAACACGACTGGTACGGTAAAAGCTCAATCGGTGTTCACTATCGCTGGTGTAAACGCTGTCCACCCTCTGACAAAGCAAGACTTGGGCTATGCCCAACAGTTCACTGTTTTGGCTGACGTTACTGCTAACGGTTCGGGTCAAGCTACATTGTCGATCACTCCGACAATTTATAGCTCGGCTTCGGGTGCGCTGCAAAACGTAACTGCCCTTCCTGCTGACGAAGCTGCCATCACGTTCTTTGGTATTGCGGACGCACAGTACAAGCAGAACTTGGCCTTGCACAAAGAAGCATTCCGTCTCTGCACAGTGCCTCTGCACTTGCCGACCGGCATGGAGTTTGCGGCTCGCGATACCAAAGACGGCATCTCGGTTGCAGTCGTCCGTGGCTTCGACATCCGTACACGCGAAGAAATCATGCGCTTCGACGTGCTGGCTGGCGGTGTAGCGGTTCGTCCTGAGTGGATGGCTCGCGCTCAATAATCTAGCAGGGGTCTGGGAAACTAGACCCCTCCTTTAACTTAGGAGAATACAATGTCAGTAGGTCTAACCCAAGGTAACGCAAATGGCGTGTATGCTATCAAAGCAACGCTTACCCCTGCGCTGGTTGCCACAATCACTACCGCCGAGCAGACATTTACCGTTCCAACTCTTGCAGTTGGCGACTTGGTATTTGTTAACTCGCCTTCACTTGTCGCTGGCGTTGCTATTGCAAACGCCCGTGTAAGTGCTGCTAACACACTTGCTATCACTTTCGTCAACCCGACTGCCGGATCTGTTACTCCTGCGGCTGGTGTTTATACCATTTTGGTTGTGCGTCCTGAAAACGGCACACAAGCTAATTCGGTTCAAGACTAACTTAGGCGGGGGAGTGATCCCCCTCCTTTTCTTTGGAGAATATAAATGGTTGCTTCATTAAATAGAACATCGACTTCCATCTCTGCATCTACCAGTAGCGCAAACGTGGCTTTACCGACAAGCAGCAATGAGCCATTTCTAGCCATCTGCAATCCAACTACAGCCATTGCTTTTGTGCGTACCGGTACGTCCGCACCTACTGCCGTGACAACGGATAACTTTGTCGGCCCATCGAGTACGAAAGTATTTCGCATCGGCCCTAAAGACACGCATCTGGCTGTCATCCTTTCGACAGGCACAGGTACAATCTACGCTTGCAGACAGGATAGCGAATAATGGCAACTGCTCGGACGATTATCAAAAAGTCCTTGCAGAAGATTGGGGTTCTTGTAAAGCAAGAAGATCCAACGGCTGACGAGGCCAATGATGCTTTGGATGCTTTAAACAATCTGCTTTCGTCATGGTCAAATGACGATCTAAGCATCTACGCCCGCACGTGGGAATCTTTCACCCTGACAGGTAATGATGGCGAATACACTATCGGGACTGGCGGAGATTTTAATACAGTTAGACCGATTCAGATTGTGGATGGCTATACACGCCTGACGGTTGACGATCAGCCATTGCGGATTGTCAGCGACGAGATTTATGCCATGATTGCCAATAAGTCGGTGCAGGGTCGTCCAGAGGTTTTAAACTACGACAACGCCAACCCATTAGCTAAAATCCGTCTATGGCCCGTTCCAGATCAGGCTTATACGATGGGTATTCAAAGCGAAAAGCAACTCTCGCAGTTTACATTAGACGATACGATTGTACTTCCGCCAGGCTGGGAAAGAGCTTTAGTTTATAATCTGGCTGTTGAACAAGCGCCAGAATACGGCCAAGAGGTCACACAAGGAGTTTATAAGATTGCAGTTGAATCGAAAGGTTTAATCATGCGGTCTATTAACAAGGTTAGAGGCATGAAACGCAATCCTGCCATGAGTGGCGGTTTTGATGTCCGTACTCGGAGAACGTAGTGAAAATACCATTGGTTGGCCCCAGCTATGAGCAGCGAAGCATCCCGTTTGACGCGCAACGCTCTATTAACCTCTTTCCTGTACTCGATCAGATGGGCAAGGAGGTTTCTGCTTTATATGGTACACCTGGCCTTTCATTATTTGCTACTTGTGGCAATGGCCCTATTAGAGGCATTTTTACTTCTACTACTGGGCGGGATTTTGTTGTTAGCGGCCCTACTCTTTATGAGCTTTCTACTGACGGTGTAGCGACATCTCGCGGCACATTGGAAAGCTCTATTGGCATCGTGTCGATTGACGAGAACGGCCAGCAGCTAGCCATCTGTGACGGTAGCAAGCTATATATTTTCACCTATGCCACAAACGTATTCGCAAAAGTCACCGACTCCGATTTCCCGACATCGGTGGGGACGGTAACATTTATTGACGGTTATTTCGTCGTCAATCAAAACTCGACGGGTAAGTTCTATATCTCGGCGCTCTATAACGGTCTTGCCTGGGCGGCTTTGGATTTTGCTACTGCCGAATCTTCACCGGACGAATTGCGCCGTGTGTTGAACGCAGTCGGCCAGTTGTGGTTATTCGGTACTAAAACAACAGAGATTTATACGAATACTGGGGCTTCGACATTCCCATTCGAGCGTATCTCGTCTGCGGCCAAGATCGGTGTGGGTATCCTCGCCCCGCATACGGCTGTGGAGGTCGATAACTCGGTGTTCTGGGTCGGCAAGGATAACATCGGATCTGGCGTTGTTTATCGCGCTGCCGGTTTCAGCGCCAAGCGTATCTCCAACACGCCTATCGAGTTGAAGATTCAAGAAGTCACCGACATCGAGAATATGCGGGCCTATACCTATCAAGAGGATGGCAATGTGTTCTATGTCCTGACGGGCGGTGGTTTGGAAACAGCCCTTGTCTATGACATCGCCTCCGACCTATGGCATGAACGGGCCTATTTAGAGGATGACGGCTCCTATGGTCAGCCTTTGCAATGCTGCCTGACATTCTCATCGGGTGGCTTCCACCTCGGAGGAAGTCGTGTCGATGGCAAGGTCTATAAGCAAAGCCTCGATTATTATTCTGATGACGGCGCTGAAATCGCCCGCGACCGTATCTATACCCATGTATCGGATGAGGATAAGCGCCAACGCTATTCGACGCTAACCCTGTCAATGGAAACGGGTGTCGGCTTGCAGACGGGTCAAGGTTCCAACCCCATCGTGTCAATGCGTGTTTCAAAAGATATGGGCCGCACATGGTCTAACTGGTATGATGCCTCTATTGGTGCAGTCGGTAATTACCGCACTAAAGTCAACTGGAACCGCATTGGTATCGCGGAATGTCTGACGTTCAATATCCGCATAACCGACCCCGTTAAAGTGTCCCTCATAGGGAGTTATTTAGAGTAATGGCGAAGCTCCCTCCCCCATTATATGACCCCGTAACGGACGAAGATGGCAAGGCCCAGTTATCATGGGCCAACTTCTTCCAGAACACCTTTACAGGCGATAAGGGTACGGTCTGGATACCGACATTTACATCTTTAACGGAAGTCGGAACACCGACTATTACGGGGCGTTATTACAAACTTCTTAGCGGCCTCGTCTATTTCTGGGTGCAGATCGTACCTGGTACATCCACATCATCGACGGCTGGCACGACTTTCATCAATAACTTCCCCCTCAATATAAACAACAACGGCGCGTGTTTTGCGCTTACGGGTGGCCTCGGCTCTGGATCAGGCCATGCCGTGTCAGGGACTAAAACAATCTTTACCCCAGCATGGTCGGCAGTCACAGCGACGCTGACCGTTGTGGGCTTGATTGAGGCATCATAATATGGTACAATACGCGCTAGAACCCTTTCATCAAATCGCGTCCGATGTCGCCTTAAAGATTCCTGCTCACTATGCGGAAAAAAAGAGCTTCGGACTGCCAAACCTAGATTGGGACTATTACCTTACGGCCAGCCATATGGGGCTGTGCAAGGCTATCACGGTTAGAGACGATGATAAGCTCGTAGGTTATTCCGTATTTTTCATTTCCCACGACACCGACCGCAAACACATTCAAATAGCGACAAACGCAGGGGTTTTCCTTGACCCTGAATATCGTGGAAAAATCGCCATCCAGCTTCTTAAAAAATCAGATGAATACTTAAAAGAGCTTGGCGCACAAGAAATTAACTACCTCCTTGACGACGACCGATTAGGCCGACTGCTGGGGAGAAACGGGTACAAATCAGAATACAAACTATGGAGTGTTAAGTTATGAGCAGACGGATTTTAAGCGTAGCGGCCCCACTGGCCTTGAGTTACTTCGCCCCTGGCATTGGTAGTGCCCTAGGCGCTGGCCTTGGTGCATCGGGTGCCACGGCTGGTATCCTTGGTAACGCCCTCATCGGTGGCGCTACAGGCGCTCTGACGGGTGGTGGATTACGCGGCGCTCTACTAGGCGCTGCGGGAGGCGGTTTGGGATCGGCCTTCGGTGGCGGTTCGGTGTCCGGCATGACCAATCCCAATAACTCATTCGGTGCTTTGGGCAACTTGGGCGGCGCTGGTTCGGTATCCGGCGTTATCAATAACAATGCTGGCCTTTTTGCGGGTGGCGGTTCTTCTTCTTTCATTAACCGCGCAGTAAACGGCTTAAGCAGCCTGAATACTTCCAGAGCTTCCGATGACGCTGAAAGACAACAAATCCGCGCACAGCAGAATGGTTTGAATGCCTTTCAGCCATACGCCCAAACAGGTCAGAACGCCAACGCACAGTTAGCCCGCCTATTGGGACTAGAC